AGGCAAAATAGATTGTGAAAAGGGCAGTGTTGACGGTTGATTATTAATAGTCTTACTGTCAATACCTATTATTTGTTCGGTGGTTGGTTTAACGGCTTTGTTCTTTACGTTCTCAGGTATAATATCATCAACATTTTGGGCTATATCGCTTGACGGAATTAAATCAATTTCAACACCGGGTATCATGTTAATTTTATCAATCCACCAGTTAAGGTAACTGGTAAACATGTTTTTAACGCCCGACCATACCGAACTAAACACTCCTGTTATAGCTTCTATCCACCCCCAATCACTCATGGTGGTTTTTAAATCATCCCAGTAATAAATTAAAGCACCAACAATGGCTACTGCGGCAACAATTCCTGCAACAATAAGCCCTATAGGGTTTGCATACATGACCATATTTAGGGCAAGCATTACAGTTCTTAAGGTAGATAGTCCAAACGTAAGTACTTTGGTAATGCCTAACCAAGCCTTAGCACCAGCACCCCATGCAACCATAGCCATCTGCCCCGCGCCCATCATCAAGGTGAATAGTCCACCCGCAGCAACCATGCCAAGCATAGCAACAGCGGCATAGCCTAAATATTTTGTTAGGGTTGGGTGTTTTTCGGTAAACGAAATAAGATCACGACCAACATTGGCGAGCCATCCCGCAAATTGATTAAACACGGGTAATATGGCTGTACCGAACGCGGCGCGAATAACAAACCAACTTGCAGCTAGCCGCTCGCTTTGGTCAGTCATAGCCGCCGCCATTTTTTGTGCTTGTTCCATACCTTTAACTTTGCCAAGCTGATCAATAGAGCCGTTTAGTCCGTTAATGTCAGCCATTAACAACTTAACCGTTGCTACTGCTTCTTTTGAACCAAAGGCTTTTTTAAGCGCATCACCCTCAGCTACATCTATAGTTTCGCCAAACTTACCTTTAATTTTATTAAGAATATTAACCATGGGCAGCATCTGCCCTTGTGCATCGGTAAACTCTAATCCTAACTGTTTTTGTGCCTTGCCAACGCCAGCTAAAAACGACTTGTATTTAGTGCCCGCTTCACTACCTGACATGGTAGCTTGCAATGTACCTAAAACCGCCATTTGTTCATTTATACCAATACCTGCGCTAGTCGCTTCTGCGCCAATAGCAGTAAACGCCCCCGACATTTCACCACCCGTAGTTTTAAACATTTTTACCGCGGTGGCGGTCATGCCAGTTACTTGCTCAACCCACTGGCTTTTACCCATTTCATTGGCTTTGTTTTTAAAAATGCCATACATGGTGCCCATGTAATTGGTAATGGTTGCAGCATCTGATTTAGTAGCTGTAGCCAATACGTTTGATGACATAGTAAAAGCAGATAAATCAGCGTCATTTAAACCACTAATAGCCGACTGAATGTCATAACTTGAGCTAATAAACTCAGTGGCCGACTTACCATATTTTAATGAAAAATCATAAGCCGTATTAGTTAGTTCTTTTAAGGCTGAATCACGTACGCCAAGCGATTTAACTTCACCTAATGCTCTGTCAATCTCAATCGCTGGTTTCATAGCGTTACTTAATGCATAACCCGCACCCACAACACCAGCCAAGCCCGACGCCATTTTCATGGTGCCTGCTTGGTAGTTACTGGATAAGCCATTAAACTGCTTGCTTATCTTAGCGATAGGCTTAGTTATTTGGTCAATCAGTCCAACGGTAAACATCAGTTGCTTAGGTAACATACTTTATCTCTTTAACGACTAAGAGCCTGAAAAGGCTTTACTTACCGCATTAATCACAATAGTTTCTAAATCTTCGCGCTGTCGCTTCATTAGCCATGCCGCACTAGCCAAGCTTTTTTCATCGTCATTCTCATGTGGCAGCAAATGACGACGAAGTATAAATAATTGCTCAAGGCCATTCTGATCAATGGCATCAATCAGCGCGGCTATTTTTTTACTTTAATTTCCAGTATCGGCGAAAACTCAGCTTTAATATTGCTAGCAACTTGTAACTCTGCACCTGGTGAATCGGTTAATAGTTTTTTAAACGCTTCTTTTTGTTTTTCGTCAATAGTACGCATAACAAAATTGTGAGCTGCCGCCGTCATTGACTCACCACGCGCGGCTGAATCAACAAAATCAGAATGGTCTTGCACTGTTACATTAAATGAAAAGTCAGCCATACCAATGGTTAAAATAATTGCTTGTTTCATGTTGTACCCTTAAATTTATAGTTAATTAAAATGGTTTTTATCTTATTTATTCCCTGCGCTCATAAGCGCGTTGTTTAAATAAAATTTTCTCTATGTTGTCGAATCCTGCGCTAAGTTGACGCTCCATTCGATCACCTAAATCTTTAACATCGTTTTTAGTGGCATAAGTTTCAGCCACATGGGTTTGATGGTTATTTAATTCATTACGAGTTCTAGTTGTTATACTGTTTAAATAAGCCACTAATGGCACAATAATAGTTAACACCAAACTGACTAACCCGATAACAACTAACAACCAATTGGTTTCCTCCATTATTTACTTACTCCTTTTATTTTTTCTATCGTTCGTAAGCCTGCTAGCCCTAACATGCCCAAAGTAAGCTCCATCATTACATCAAGTGGTAATTCTGGCGTTCCAACATCAGGCCATACCCATTGCAAAATAGGGTTGATAACAAAAGCAAATAAAAAGCCTAAGCCACATACCCACATTAAAAAAGGTCTAGCCCCTGCTACAAAAACACTTCTGTGCTGTGCGGCTGTAACATTAGCTAGTGCTTGCATTAATAAAGGCTTTTGCTTTATTTCTTCCAAGTCGTTATTTAGTTGTGCACGCTCTTCGTCAGACGTAAAAAGCACATCACCGGCTTTGCCAATGGCTTCAATTGGATTGCCACCACCTATTAATTTTGAAAACCAACTCATTTTGATTCTCCGTGCATACCGCTGTTAATAAAATAATCAGCCTCTTTGTGTCGTCTGCTTGAATATCGGTCACCGAAGTTGCGCAATTCATCCACCATGGCTAACCAGTTTTGATCAATAACAAATCCCCAAAAAGTTGGGCAACGTTTAGCTAAACTACCGTATTGAAACGCCACCGAAGCAATCACGGTTTGTGCTTGCTCTGGTAATTGTTCAAATGGCACTTTTGAACGTTGGTTGTAACGTTGCTGCGTTAAGTTAACAAAATGTTTTTTTGAACATTCATCAATAACCTGTGCTTCATGCTTGGTTATTTTTAAAGGTGCTTTGGTTAATGCGTCTTGTGCTGCTAGTCCTTTTAATTGACAAAAAAGGGCTAATTTAGCGGCAATTTCATTAGGTAATAACGTGTGCAAGTCTTTACTTGAACGCTGACCAATATCAAAGCCCGTGGCAACCGTAACGCCAGACTTTGAATGTTTAGCATCTGGCACATAACCTATACAGGTTGCACCGCCCTCTAACTCACTAATAAAACCAAAATTAATATTACTCATCGTTACTACCTTTTATTTACCACTACTTAGCTGCTTATTTCTTACAGGTTACGTTTACTTTTAAATAAATTACTGCTGAATATTGGCAATTTCTTCTGGGCGCAAATAAGGCACACCATTAATATGAACAAAATCAGGATCAGTCACATCAAACGGAATTTTAAACAATGAAGCCTGACCACCTTTTCTATCAATATCTAAAATATCGCTAAGCTTAATGCGACAACCAAAGGCTTCTACTTTCATTTCGTCTTTAGCGGTTTTGGCATAAAACAAAATGTCGAATGTTTCCATTGCTCGCCAAGCACCTGCTGATTTTGCAGCGTTGGAAATTAAGTTAAAGTTACTGGCATTAACCGATAACTCACCGCTAGCGGCTACGTCACCATCTACATAACCGTCAGGTACTCCACCTGTTTGGCTTACCGCACTGTTGTCGGTAATGGCTAAAGATGCCGTGTCAACGTGAATCATGGTATCGCCCAAGTTCACGTTAAAATTCATTCCTGATAAACGCATGGTTTATGCTCCTAATTTTTTATTTGGACTAACTGTTTATTGCTTAGTTATTGCTTAGTTA